AGAAAGCGGTCAAGTACGTATATCCGCAGTTCTACCCCCAGCAACAGGAGACTCCGTCGTTGAGAGAAGAGCCGAAGCCCACGAAGCGGAAGACCACAACGCCGACTGAGAGGAACAAGAAGGTGGCGAAAGCCCAGCCCGCGGACGTGTCTTCGCGCCGGGCACGGGACGACGACGGCGCCCTACCGGATGTCAGCAAGATGTCGGACGAGGAGTTCGACAAGCTCCCAGAGAATGTGTTAGCACGTTTGCGCGGGGACTTCGTCGACGCCTCTTGACACGGTTGACTATACGGATGTACACTCCGGGCTGCGGGGTGTACTCCGCTTCGTACCGGGCCACGATACGGCTCGCGGGGGCGACCCCCGACATCAACTCGGATCTCGTCGGTGCCGCGATAGCGCACAAACACAATTTGGCTTTCAGCGAAAAGGAGACATGACATGTCTGGTAACTTTACCAATTTCGCGCAGCTGACCGACGAGCAAAAAACCGTATGGCGGATGCGCGTCTGGCGAGCAGCCCGAAACAAGGCTTTTGTCGGCAAGTTCCTCGGAACGACCGACGACTCCATGATCCAGCGAATCACCGAGCTCAAGCGCTCTGAAAAGGGCCACCGAGCAGTCATCACCCTGGTACACGATCTCGAAGGCGACGGCACTGCCGGCGACCGCTTCCTCGAAGGTAACGAGGAAGAAATGAAGTCGAGCGACCAGGTCATCACTATCGACCAGCTGCGCCACGCAGTACGTTCGGCCGGCAAGATGGCTGACCAGCGGTCGGTTGTTCAGTTCCGAAACAGTGGAGAGAACAACCTTTCGTACTGGCTGGCCGAGCGTGTCGACCAGATGGCATTCCTGACGATGTCCGGCATCGACTACGCCTTCAAGACTAATGGCGCGGCTCGTACCGGTTCAGACCTCCCGTACCTCGACTTTGCCAGTGACGTTTCGGCGCCGACGACCAACCGCCACTTCCAGTGGGACCAGGGCACCGGTGACCTGATTGCCCCGGACCACGCGAACTTGGCCGCTGCCGACACTCCGTCGTACGCGATGATGGTCGAACTGAAGGCCCTGGCCGAAGACAAGTACATCAAGCCTCTGCGCATGAACGGCGGCGTGGCCTGGTACAACGTCTTCATGACCCCGCAAGGCGTCGCCAAGCTGAAGCTCGACGAGGACTTCAAGAGGGCGTACCGTGAAGCTCTGCCGCGGACCCCGGACAGCCCGATCTTCAAGGGCACCGATGTCATCTGGCTGGACGGTCTGGCGATCCACTCGTTCCGCAACGTGTACAACACGCGCGGCACTACGGCGTGGGGCGGCGGTTTGGTTCACGGTCAGCGCGTGCTGTTGTGCGGTGCTCAGGCACTCGCCATGGCGGACCTCGGCTTGCCGACCTGGGTAGAGAAGGAATTCGACTTCGACAACCAGCCGGCGATCGCTCTGGCGAAGATCCTGGGCATGCTGAAGCCAAAGTTCCACTCGATCTATGATGGTACGACCGAGGACTTCTCGATTCTCTCCATCGACACGGCTATCTGAGGAGGTATACCATGGATCTCAATGCATTTCGTCCGAACGGAGCGCGCCAATGGCCGCTGTCCGACGTCGTTCGCCTGACGTACGAGGACTTCACTGAAGCAAACGGCGCCGCGAACCGCCTGGTCATCGGCCACGTTCCGGCTGCGGGGATGATCGTCCACGGCTTCATTACCGTGGCCACCCCCTACGCAGCTGGCTTTGGTACGACTGCGACGATCGACCTGGGGGATGCTGACGACCCGGACCGCTACACCGCGTCGCCGGTGTCCTTGGTTGCCGCAGCCACCACCGCCCTGACGGTTCCTGGGTTCGTCACCACCGGGCCGACCGACCTTGTCGCAGAGTTTGCCGGCAACATGGTAGGGCTCAGCGCAGGCGAGTTCCTGGTGTACTACACCGTGATTGCCGAGCATCGCAAGAACGAGCAGATCCTTGCTCGATAAGACAGCCGCGCCCCCCGTACAACAGTGCGGGGGCGTAGCCATATAACCAAAGAGGATGCAGCATGAGCACGACACTGAAAGACTCTTTCATGGTCCACCCGGCGGAGCTCCGCGTGACCACCACCGCAGGCGACGCCATCCACTTCCTTCCGAACAAGGAGACCTTCGTCCCCGCCTACTCCGTTGCCGCATGCCAGGCTCACGGTGCGCGCGTAGTCAAGGTAGTGCGCGGCACCGAGAAGAAGCGCCTGAACCTGGGCGAACGTGGGGCGGTCAAGGCGATCGCCTCGTACCCGAAGCTCCAGGAAGTCGAGGTCGAAGAAGTCGACATTGACGACGTGATCCAGAAGCCGGAGAAGCCGGCAGAGCAGCGGAACACTCAGCCCTACACGCCGTCTGAAGTGAAGATCCGCGCTGCCATCCAGCGCGTCATTACCGATGGTGTAGCGGAGGATTTCACCGACGCTCTGGTCCCGAAACTCGGCGCCCTCCGTCAGTATGCTTCGGATGTCAAGATCACCGCTACCGGCCGCGACCGCGTATGGGAGAAGATGCGTCAGAACCGCGAGATCACCGACGATGACCTGAACGCGATCTTCGGAGAAGACGATGGCAGTGACGCCGACGAAGCTGCGTGACCGGTTCCGGTCCGAAGTCGACGACGTGCTACCCGACGCCGCGGACGACTCCGCGGCGTTGTGGACTGATGCGGAGATCCTGGTCTATCTGAACGAGGCGCTGCTACGCTTCGTCCATGGAACTCGGTACTTCGTAGGTCGCGTCGAGCTCGCAGTCATAGCTGACGAGCCCTCTGTCCCTCTGCCCCACACGGTCATCGAGATCCGCGACGAAGTCGGCTATCTCCAGACACGGGGGGCAGAGGTCCGCGAGATGGCCTACTCCGAGTTCAACAGCGCCGTATCGGATGACTACGGATTCGCAGTCACCGGTGGACGCTCGCCGTTCACCACGCAGGCTTCTGGCCGTCCCCGGTACTTCTCGACCGACATCGACGCCAACGAGCTTCTACTGTTCCCCCCATCCGACGCTGACGACACGCTGGTTCTCAGCGCGTACGTCGAAGCCGAAGAGCTGGGTGGCTTCGACGATGCCCTCCCGATCCAGAACCCCCGGCACGCCTACATGCTGCTCGACGGGATGAAGATGCTGGCCTACGGCAAGCAAGATGCCGAGGTGTACGACCCGGCCCAGGAGGCGCGCTACCGCACCAACTTCGAGGCCAGTATTGCAAGCGTGTACGGTGAGCGCGCTCGACGCCGACGGCAACCGCAGGTCATGCCGTACGGAGGTCTGTGATGCGTGAGTATCGTTTCCCCACCTTCGAAGACGGGGTCAACAATGTCGGACGCGAAGACCAGATCCCATCGACCTCCCTGCGAGAGGCGCGCAACGTCGATCTTCTGGTTAGCGGGCAGACAGCGAAGTTGCGCCGGCGCAAGGGCCGCGAACGTGTTGTTGCAGGCGTCGGATGCCACTCAGGAGTCGCGGGAAGCGACTTTGTGCTTTCTGTCGACAGCGGCACACTGAAGCTGTGGCGCGACCTGACCCAAGCCCCGGAGGAAGTCGCGACCGGAGTCGGTGAAGTAGGGTATGCCGAGTTCTCTGGCGGAGTCATCTGGTCTGATGGGGTCCAGAGCGGCATCGTGCTCCATGGCGGGGCTACCAAGCCGTTCGGTCTCCCAGCCCCCAACGGCGCCCCGAATGTCGGGGCATCTCCGAACGGCGGTCTCTACGCGGGAGAGTACCTCGTTGCGGTGACCTTCACCCGCGACGGTGTGGAATCCGGCGCCAGCGATGTCGTATCAGCGGCCGTGGCCGAGGGCGAGGGCATCCAGCTGAGCAGCATCCCGCAGCCGGCGGACGCCGACGCGATCAATATCTACGCGACCCAGGCCAACGGCGAGACGCTGTATTTCCGCGCCTCTATCCCTGTAGGGACGTCAGCCTACGTGCTCGGCGCGCTTGACGCGAAGCGCGCGGCACAGACGTTGTCGATGGACATGCTGCCAATGTCCCAGCGGCTCGCCATGTACAACGCACACTTATTCTCCCTCGTAGGGGACACGCTGTACTTTTCACGCCCGTTCAACTACCAGCTGCACCACACCACTGAAGACTATGTTCTTCTCGGTTCGGAGGGCAACCTGCTGCTGGCCGGGGACGATGGTGTGTTCGTTGGGACTGAAGACGGAGTCTACTTTTTCGGCGGCGAGGAGCCGCAGCGGTTCACGCAATCCTGGGTGAGCGCCGCGGCTATCCCTGACGCTGGCCTGAGCCTTGACGGCGGCTTCGTCGCTGGTAAACTTCAAGGCCGGACGGTCGCCGTATGGTGGACCGTCGACGGGGTCATGATGCTCGGTCTTCCTGGCGGCGCCGTTGAGCCGGTACGAGATGTAGAGTTCCGCGCTACGACCGCTGAACGAGGGGTCGTAGCCGCAACAACCCGAGAGGGCACAAAGCAGTTGGTAACAGTGTTGAGGAATCCAGGTGCACGCTCACCGATGGCTTTCTCTGATTCAGTAACCATCGAGGTCCACAAACACGGAGTACAATGACATGAGCAACCTGAGACGCGAGCTGCAGCGTGCCGCAGCAAATTACAAGTTCGAGCAAGACGAAGAAGGCGGGCTTTTCTTCTCCCGCACCGGCCTGCGCTTGGCGGGTGTGTTCGACATCCAGAAGAACGACGAGGAGGTCGAGCACTTCAACAACCTCATCGTAACGGAGTTCTTGAACTCCGCGCTCGAGCAGCTGTTCGGCGCCACCGCGAAAATTGGCACGTATTACATCGCCCCGTACGCAGGTAACGTCAGCCCGACGGCCTCCTGGACCGCGGCGAACTTCACTGCAAACTCGACAGAGTTTACCGCTTACGATGAGGCGGCTCGTCAGGTCTGGACCCCCGGTTCGGCGGCGGCAGGCGTGATCAGCAACAGCGCCAGCAAGGCAGTATTCACTGTCAGCGCGGCGCCTGCGCAGACGACGATCTGGGGCGCCGGCCTGATCTCAGCTTCCGGCAAGAGCGCGACGACTGGCGTGCTGGTTGCCGCGAACAAGGCGAGCGCCGCACGCGACAACCTGGTCGCGAGCGATACGGTAACGATCGGCTACACGCTGACGCTGGCGGACGCGGGCTAAAGCCGTGCTGCCGGCTCAGTTGCGCAGTAAGATGGGTACGGGGGCGCACCGCCCCCTTTCCTATGGCTAAGTGGGCCGGCCCAGGACGGATCACGGCCAGCACTTCGAGGCAGGACCGCCTCGCAGAGCTTCAGGCCCAGGCACGTAAGGTGCTCGGCTCTCTTGAGACGCAGGTCCGGCTCGGCGGCGTGTGGCAGGGGTACAAACGAGTGAAGCTGTCGGACGGGGTGGAGGTCATGGCTCATATTGACGCCACGTACCCTGACAGCCCTCTGGTACGTGCGCAGATAGTTTCGTCTCCCGTAGCAGACGAGCTCAGTAAAGCAAAGGACAGATGGGACATCTACGCTATCCGTAGGTCTAGCATCGCTTCCGGTGACCCAAATCAAACCGATCTTTCTGAGGTCACCGTAATGAGCGCGTTCACTTACGTGAACAAGAAGCTGTTCCACAACTGGGAGTATATCTTCGGGACGAAGCTTCATGGCACAGCTGTCCTGGGGACGCGGTTCTACATCGACCCTGTGGCCAAGGACTCCACTTTCATAGGCAAGAGCTCGGCCTTCCATCCCCCGGTCCCTGGATACTTCAGCTGCTTCTTCGCCGCGCAAAGGTACATTACCTCCATCCTTCGCTCAGAGACTGTACGTCCGACGGGTGCGTATCTAGAGCTTGGCACTGGTATCGTACCTTTCGGGGTCTATGAAGGGGGCGAGGAAGTTCCGTGTTCTGGGAGGTTCACGTTAGGGTCAGACCAAGTCACCACCCCGATCGCCGACTTTGGAGCCGCTTGGGAGGGCACTGGCAACGGCTTCGGCATGGCGAAAGACGCTGAGGGGAACCTACTTTTCTTCGATCAGATGGGCCATCGTAACCCTGACGCCGACCCTGACGGAGAGTTCCTCTCCGCCTTCCGTGTAGGAGCTTCCAGGGAGTTGTTGTTCGATATTTATTCCGGCACGCCGAGGGCCAATATCGTAGGAACAGCGCAAGCCCGCCCCGGCGGTGTATGTGTGGCCGCAATCTCAAATGACTTCGGTGTCGGGGAGCTGAAGTTCCTGGTCTATGATCCGGCCACGGGCTTCCGTAACATGGTTAGCGGCACCGGCATCCCTTTTATAGAGGGCGTCAACAACGGCCGCATGACATTGCACGGGCCAAACGTATATGTGGCAGGCAACTGGCGAGAGAGTGGCAGCGATTTTCGTATGCAGGTCTACCGGTACAACCTGAACACCGGCGTTAGCGAGATGCTGATAGACGCCGGCCCAACCGGAGCCCCAGATACATCAGGGGCAGCAGCTTTCGGGGGCATATCCGTGCTGGACGGCGGGCGCACACTGCTGATATTCAACACCTCTGACTGGCCAGCGCGAACGCAAGTGGCGTGGCTCTATACGTACAACCCCGAAGACGGCTACGTTTTATCAGACACCGTGTTCGCCCCTTTCGTAGAAGAGTCAACCGCAACCGCGGGTATGGACGCGGCGGCGGGTTTTGGACATGCCCAGACAATCCACTATTCAAGGTAAAGTGAGGTTCTTATGGCCAGGTTTTATGACAGAGTAAAGCACGTAGAAACGATCTCCGGCCCCTCTGGTTTTTCGTTGTCGTCTTTCAATGTCGTCTCGGGGTTCGTATCCTTTGACTCTTTGCCTGAATACGATAGCTTTGCTTCGGTCTATCTACTGCTTGAAGACAAGGCTACTGGCGACTGGGAGCTCGGGCTGTACACAGAAAGTGGGCTTGGGTTTTTCAGCAGAAATTCTGGCGACGTACTGGAGTCCTCGAATTCCGGTGGCTTGGTCAGTTTCGCTGGGAATGATGTAGAGATCTCGATGGTAGTGCCGTCGAGAGTCTATAACTTCATGTCTGCGGACTCTCCCGGTTTAGCCCCGAAGCTCGAGATTGGCTGGGAACGGGGGGGCGACACCTCCACTTTATCCGATCGTCCTGGGTACACAACCTTCGCTCACGGGGACATCAACAACCCCAACGCTGTAGTGCTGAGCACTCAAGGTCCGAAGCGCTCGCACCAACAGGTCCAAGTATCGAAGTTACGCACTTCGAACGCTGCGCAGCAGCCGCTATACAGCGCTTCGGTCGCCTACGCTGACGGAGGGTTTTCGGATTATGGAGTCACTCATATCGAGGCGGTGGTCACAGCCATAGGGAGCGTCTCCGGGGGCACTTCTTTCGAAGCCTTGGCCGTACGAATAGAGGCAGCGGCCGTATACAGAGGCGGCGGCGTTGGAACGTCGGCTTTCCTGTTCACCCCGACGGTAACCGTGCTCGGAAGCGATGGGGCGAACGCAGCGGCGTGGGGCGTCGATGTAGACACGACGACACCGGGCACGTTTACGATCCGGGTGACCGGAGATGCGAGCTCGGTCGTAGATTGGGCGGCAAGAGTTAGAATCCTGGGGAACGCCCGCGTACCGACAGCGGAGGCATGAAGTGGCTATCAGTGAAGCTCCGATCTCCAGTACACCGATAGCTGCGTCGGCCGACTCTGCGTTCACCGGTGACATCGACCTGTCGTCCACGATGACGTTGTTGGGGCAACACTCGATCATGCCTTACGTTACGCTACTCGACTCAAGCGCAACAATGGAGTCGCAGGCACGCGTCAACGTGTGGTTGTTACTGGCGTCTGGCGCCGCGGCGGAGTCTATGCTTCTGAAGTTCCCGGCGGAGTTCACTGTAGGGAGCTCTCTGAGCTGCGCTTCTTCGGCGGACTACGACACTGCGCGTACGTTCGTCTCGTCGCTCCAGGCAAGCTCGACAATCAACGCGGCGCTCGCCGGAAACCTGAGCCTGAGCTCCGCGATGAAGCTGGCCAGCGCAACAAATATCTGCCATGTGCTTGACCTCATGTCTGCGCTCGAGCTCTCAGGCGCTGATGATATTCTTCATGCAAAAGCGATTGCCCTCCTCTCGGGCTTGGTGCTCTCTTCAACCGCTTCGGACAACGTCGGCTACCTGGTCGATGTCGCTGCTGCGATGGTGCTGCGCAGCCTGGAGTCGTACGGCTGGGACTTCGAAGCGGTCGATGGACTGACACTGTCTTCGATGTTCACAAAGCGGTATGCCACACTCATCGAAGCTGTTGAGCAGCTCAATGCCTCAGCCAGCGCCACGTTCAGCGGCACCGTCCACATGGCCTTCGTCTCGACCGCGTTGCTCGATGCTCAGAGCGCGACTCAAGCCGACCTGCATCTGGACCTGTTCGATGCCGCGGTCGGGATGGCTGTATTCAAGCTGGGCGACGATGTCTACCACGGCATCGTGCTCTCGACCGAGGCTGCTGCGTTCACGGAGTACACCGAGTATCCCTTCAACAGCCTGTTCACCTTCAAGGGCAAGCCCTACGGTGTGGCGGACGACGGGATCTACCTGCTCGAAGGTAGCGACGACGCTGGCGAGCCAATCGAGGCAGCGTTCAAGACCAAGCTGACGACCATGCGCCAGCGCGCTTTGAAGGATGCAAGAGGGCTATATCTCGGGTATACTAGCGATGGAGAACTTGTCCTCAAGGTCACGACGACCCGAGACGGCAAGAAGCGCGAGGACTGGTACAAGGCGCAGTATAGCGGAGACGCGGACTTCCGGCGCAACCGGATGAAGATTCAGAGAGGGCTCCGCTCGACGTACTGGCAGTTCGAGGTAGCCAACGTCGAGGGCGCTGATTTCGAGGTGGAGGACGTTACGATCCTCTACGAAGTGTTGTCGAGGAGGATCCGATAAGTGACTGCCAGCACCCCTCCGATTCCAGTAACCGGCGCGCTACCGGAAGTTCAGGGCCAGTTCGACCGGGCGCATTCGTTCGGTTCGACGGCGTTCTCTTCGGCTCTCGGGCTGATTGGACAGCTCAGCTCGTTCGACCCGACTGGGGTTTCCTTCGACACAAGCTTCACCGTCCCTGGCTCTCTGATCTCCGGCTTCATGCGGCCGGAGCGTCCGGCCGACCCCGACGACGTCGAGTTCGATGTCACAGTCCCGGACCCGCCAGCGTTCTCCGCGATCAGCATTCCGACCTTCAGTTCCGTGCCGACGTTCGACAAGGACGCGCCTCTTGTGGACTTCAGCGGGAAGCCTCAGCCGTTCGCGAAACTGCCGCCGGAGGTGCCGGCGCTGTTCCCGGTGACGATTCCGACGGCCCCGAACATCGCGTTGCCGGAGTTGCCGTCGCTGCAGGAGCTTCAGCTGCCGGATCCGCCGGACGTCCTGACGCCGGAGTTCACCGCTGAGCGCCCGACGTTCAACACGCCGGTGCCGGACGCCAGCTTGGACTACTCGTTCACCCCGTACTCTGAGGTGCTGCTGAGCCAGGTGCAGCAAGAAATCTCGCGTATCCTGACGACTGGGCTGGGGCTGCCCCCGGCAATCGAGCAGGCCCTGTTCGACCGGGCGACTGGGCGAGAAGATGCTGCGGCGAACCGGGCGGTCGACGAAGTGTTTACGGAGTTCGCTGCCCGTGGTTTCACGCTGCCGAACGGTCTGATGGACCGCCGCGTCAAGGAAGTCCGCCGGCAGAACGCGGAGAACCGCAGCGCGACCAACCGCGAGCTGGCCATAAACGCGACGCAGGTTCAGATCGAGAGCCTGCGGTTCGCTGTTCAGCAGGGCATCGCCGCGGAGAGCCTGACCGCTCAGATCCATTTCCAGGCTGAGGAACTTCAACTGCAGGCGGCGCAGATCGTTAGCGACTTTGTGCTGCGGATCTTCCTTGCGCGCGTCGAAGTCTACAATGCTGAAGTCGCGGCGTTCCGCGTTGATGCTGAAGTCTTCCGCTCGTTGATCGAGGCTGAGCTGTCAAAGGTCGAAGTCTACCGCGCGCAGATCCAGGCGGAGCTCGCGCGCGGGGAGATCAATCAGCAAAAGATCAATCTCTACGTGGCTCGGTTGGAAGGGTTGAATACGCTGGTCGCGATCTACCGCGGCCAGGTCGAAGCAGCGAACACCGTGGCTGCGACGAACGCGACGATCATCCAAGGTTTCGGTGCAGAGGTCGATGCGTACCGCTCTGAGGTCCAAGCCAAAGAGTCCGAATTCGCTGCCTGGGCACAGCAGATCCAGGGCGAGCTTGGCAAGGTCGAAGCCTATCGCGCTGAAGTCGGGGCGTTCACCGCGCGCGTCCAGGCGTACGCCGCTGGAGTGGACGCCCAAGCGATCGCGCCACGGCTGCAACTAGAACAACAGACGGTGCTGGCGGACCAGTACCGCGCGCAGATCAGCGGCGTACAGGCGCAGATCGCCGCGTTGGCTTCGAGAGCCGACGCAGTGGCTTCGATCTTCTCGAGCAAGGCTGCGATCTACTCGGCCGAGGGCCAGGTCAGCGTTGCTGAGGCTGAGAGCAACACCCGCCAGTTCCTCGCCGTGCTCGAAGAGGCGCGCGCAAGGTCTACGGCGATGCTGGCTGAGGCCGAGCTGAACGTGAACCAGGCGATCGCGATCGGGAACCAGGTGGTCGAGGCCCTGCGTGGTGCGGCCCAAGCGGCAAGTCAGCTCGCTGCGAGCGCGCTCAGCTCGGTCAACGCCAGCGCTTCGATCGGCGAGAGCGGGTCGGCGACGAATTCCTGGGCCTTCAGCGAAGAATGGCGCAAAGACATTACTTGAGGTAGCACGACATGGCACGCAGACCTATCAGTTTCGACGGCCCCGGCCACTCGTCCCGTCTCGATCCCCGTCGCCGCGTGACGGGCGGCGACATCTTCGAGCGCCGCGCGTTGAAGCGCGCGATCAGCGCTGTGGAGCGCGGTACGGAGATCTCCAAGCTCGACATGGGGGCGCTGACGCGATCCGGCCAGTTCGACCCTGGCGAGCTGCGCGGGAAGTTGTCCAGTCGCCTCGTCAACTCCGGCCGAAGCGTCGGCGAGCGCAAGATTCTGAACACGCCGGAGCGGCGCCAGGCGCTGTTTGGTGCGCAGACGGCTGTGGCGTTCAACAAACCGTTCTCGGACTTCCAACGCCGCCAGCTCGGATTCACTGAAGACCAGGACAACGCTTTTCGCAGCTCGCTCACCGAGTTCCGCCGCGAGAGAGGATTGTTCATGAAGCCGCCGAAGCGGTTCAGAGAGGATTGAACCATGTCTACCCCTGAAGAACGTGTACTACAGCGCCAGCGTGAGCAGCGTCGACCCAGCCAGGGCGGAACAGGTGCGCTGCCGTTCTTTTTTCGCAGCGGAACAGGTGCGCTGACCGCCGCGGAAAAAGAACGGCGGCGCACTGAACCTCCAGGTCTGTCAGATCTGATAGATAGAACGTTGCGTAGTCACCCTCTCGGCCCGAAGCCGCAGAGCGTGGACGACTTGCGTGCGCGGCTCCTCGCCGCACGCAACACACGCGCTGGGGCAGGTATCCCCGCAGGGACAGACAGTATCAGTGCTGACGGGTTCGAAGGCCCTCGTCCGACACCGACGCCGGCCTCCGCAGAACCGCCTCCCCGCGAACTGACCCTCGACGAGCGCGAAGAACAGATCCGCCGCGCGGCCGGTGAGACGAACCCCGTCGGCTCCGGCGCGCTGCGTGACTTCGAGGCAAGCTTCGTAGGCCCGCGCGCTGGCGGCACCGCTCCGAACAGGATGGAGCGCTTCGCAGCCGGGCGCGGCCAGTTCGGCGAGCCGGTGTTCAACAACGAGTCGATCCGGCGCATGAACAATGCTGCCGCGGTCCAGCCGGAGACGCTTCGTGGTGGCTTCGGCATCGCCCAGGCGACGCCGGTAGCGTTGACGGACCAGGACATTGCCCAGCAGCGCGACGCGGGCTTCATCACCGAGAAGGAAGCGACGGAGCGCCGAGCCCGGCTGGACCAGGCTGACGCGAACCTGCGTACGCTCGCAACCACTCAAGCGCGTGGAGCGGGCCAAGGGGGGAGCCGCCGCCCCCCGCCGCGTATCTTCGCCGAGACCGAGGACGGCACTCCTGTGGTGCAGGATTTGTCGCCTGAAGAACAGCTGGAAGCAGCGAAGCCGTTTACCAACGGGGTGATAGCGGACCTGGCGCGCGACGACGTACCCGGCTTCGCGGATGACCTCGCGGCGGGGAAGGTCACGACTGAAGGCATGGCGAGCCAGATGGCGGCGTTCAACAAGCGGTTTACTGCAGAGGCAAAGCAGACAGGGTCGTTCAGCGGTATCAGCAGCGAAGTCGAGCTGCGTGACCTGTTCGCTCTCGGCCAGGCGCTCAGCTACGCGACTGGCGGGAGCCTGGCGACGAATCTGAGCCCCGCTGAGGTGCTCAACACCGCCGAGCAGCTGCTCGCAAACGAAGAGGGGAGATTCTTCCGCAGCAGCGGGTCGAACGCGAACGGCGTGAAGGTCAGCATGGGTGACCTACCCGGCTCGGTCGGGCGCATTCTGGAGCGGCTTTCCGGTTCGATCAGGGAGGCCGCACTGAAAGATCCGAACAGCCCGGAGCGCCGCAAGATCGCAGAGAACTCTGCACAAAGCCGCGTCGATGATCTACGCGACAACGATGTTGGCGAGTTCCGCAGCTCCATCCGCGAGAACGCTGTACGCAGCGGGGCTGACGTGGTGTCTCGGGTAACGCCTGACTTCCTGGAGCGCCCGCTCGATGCGCTGTTCCAACGAGGGTTCGGTACGGACGGCGGCTTCGCCGAGACCAGCGTGCGGAACTTCACGAATCTCCCGAATCCGCTCTTCTCGCTCTCTACAGCTCTTGGCGCCCCGGACTCCGCGGCGACTCAAAGAGCGCGTGAGGATCTGAGGAAGCTCCGCCGTGGCGAATGATCGGATCGTCTTCGACCTGGAGACTGGCGAGCGCCTGGAGGACGACCGGCAGGATCTACGGATTCTCGCCCGCCCGGAAGTAGTAGAGCGGCAGCCGGTAGAGAGTGATCTACGGCTGAGCGACATCGGCGACGTCAAAGAGACCGCCCTGGCCGGACGCCGCCGTCGCACCAGTGTGTTCGGCCAAGGACTGCGGTCTGGTATAGCGGGCATCGAAGCAGGCGTCGAGGGCGCGCAAGCGATCGCCGCCGGCCTCGCCTCTCCGGTCATTGGCGACGATCTCGCAGAGCGCAAGGCAGCCCAAGTTCGCGATACACAGCGGTTCGCTCAGGAGGTCGGTCCAGAGGCCACGTTCCAGGGCGCGCTGCGGGGCGAGAACGTCGGTAACTTCGTTGTCGGCGCGCTGGCCCAGCAGATCCCGAACCTGGCCGCGACGATCGGCGCAGCTGTCGTCGGCGGTGGCGTCGGCGGGGTGCTGGCCAAACGGAGCACTCAGAAGGCCATCGGCGCTAAGATCGGTCAGGCTACGGACAGAGCCACCCGCTTCGGCCAGGCTATCAAGACCGCTGAGGCAGCGGGCGACGCTCCGCGCGTCCTGGCGCTGCGCCAGGCCCAGCGACAGGCCGGGGAGGAGGCAGTACAGGTGCTGGGGGCGCTCAGGGGCCGACTGCTCCCTGCAGCGCGTCGACGGACGACCGAGCTCGCCGGCGGGCTGTCAGCGGCCGTCGCAGGCATGGGTATCGCCTCGGGCGAGTCCGCGAGCTTCATCCTCGACCCGGAGGCCGAGGGCTCAGTCCTGGTGCGCTCTGTCGCCGCTCTGGGCGGGGCCGCTGGAGAAGGCGTGACCGAAGCGATCCCGGCGGTGGGTATCCTACGCAACATCGGTCTGGGGCGCACTGGTGCGAGGAAACTGTCAGAGGCGATGACGCAAAGGCTCGGCGGCGGTCAGCTGGCTGAGGTAGCTGTCGGCGGCGCGCGCCAGGCGCTCAGCGAGGGGCTGCAGGAAGTCAGTGCTGAGTTCATCATGAACGTGGCCCACCGCACCATCAACGAGAACATCCACCTGCTCGACGGTGAGGCCCTGATGCAGTACCTGGAGGCCGGCGTCGTCGGCGGGCTTGTCGGCGGCGGGCTTGGCGCTGCAACCAGCGTCCGCTTCAAGGAGGCCGGACAGAGCGTCTCGCAACTGCTCTCCCGGCAGGCTGAGCGCGAGGTCGTCGCTGCGGAGGAGAAGTTCGAGCGGCTTGACCCCGAGCAGCGGGCGCAGCGCTCGCTCAGCACCGACGTCCGGCTGGACACGGCAGCGACACAGGCTCTGGGGGATCTGATCCTCAAAGGGCTGGGCACTGGCCAGCGCGCGCTCTCTCGGCTGAGCCCAGAGCGGCAACAGGTACTGCGCGACGAAGTAGGCGTGGCTCTGCGGCTCCTGGTCGACCCCGACGCTGTCGAGGTCGGCGCACAGCAGCTGCCTTCAGACGGTGGCGGAGCTCCCGGCGAGTCCCAGCTTGCACGTGCGCGCACCATCGTCGACCAGATCTTCGGCGACGAAGCTGGTGTAGCTGAAGAGGCTGCGGCGCTGGCCCTGGTGCGTGCTGAGCGGCTCCTGCTCGACAACGCGCTCGCGAACAATGCACCGCCGCAAGTGATCCAGCGCCGGCGCGCGCGCCTGCGGCGCATCGTCGACTTCGCCTACGGTGAGGACGGTGCGCCCGAAGCTGCCGGCGTCGGTGACCTGCAGCTCGGCGCCCGTCAGGAAGTCGATGAGGAGGGGCGCCAGGTCAACGTCAGCGACGAGTCCGACGCGGACCCGGACAATGTCGTCGAATCCTCACAGCTCGGCTCGATCCGTGAGGAGGCTGCGCAGTTCAATCTGCCGATGAACGGCGAGGGGCCAAACGCGACTCGAAGCACGACCAACCTCAAGACCCCGCGCCTCGGGAATATCGCTCCGGTCTTCGTCAACAAGGAAGGTACGGAGACCAGCTCGGCGCGGCAGCGTGCTGAGGAGATCAATAAGGCCGCAGCAGCCAAGCGCCTCGGCGAGCAGGTTCGCGTCGAGCGTGCTGGCGACGTGGTGGAGCGTGTCATCCTGCGGGACATGGGGGGCGACTCCGACACCGCCACGAACAACCGTGAGGCGCAACGGCTCGTGATCCTCGAGGCCCAGGCTGCGAACGACAGGCTGAAGTCTGGGAGCAAGGCCAAGAGGTTGCCGGGGCGCGTTGTCACAGAGGAGCGTTTTACGCCGGAACTGGTCCAGAGCCGCCCGAACGACGTGTTTGTTTTCGGGGACAACATGGTAGGGCGGGGGCAGCAAGGACAGGCCGTGATCCGTGGACTTCCGAACGCCTTTGGGATCCCTACAAAACGCGCCCCTAGCAATGCCTCTTCGGCTTTCTTCGGCCAGAATGTAGAGCAGGAAAAACAGGCTATCACAGACGCCGTAGACCGGTTGGTTGAGCTGCAGAGCCAAGGGAAGAATATCGTACTGCCCGCCGACGGTCTTGGAACAGGGCGCGCTCAGCTGCGGGATAGAGCTCCCGAAGTAGCCGCTCACCTCGACCAGCAGCTAAAGCGTCTGGGTGATGGACCGACTTTCGACCAGGCGAAGGAGTTCCTGAACCAGTTCGAGCTGCTGGTCGAGGAGCGTGCGCCGCGCCAGGTCGACGCAACCGACGAGCAGGCACTGA